GAACCTACAGTCGTTGTAGTACCTAGATGAACAAGATGACGATCTCTGTCTGATACTATAGTCATAACAGATTTTTGAGGCATTGAAGCATTGATCACTGCTCTTGTAGTTAGACCTGAATCTGGATTCCAAGTAAATGTAGGGCCATTATGCATAGTTGCTACTAATATTTGTCCAAAGTTATCTAGGGACCAGTTTGCTGGATCTAACCTAATCGATGTTTGAACTGAAGATGCTTCACCCCAACCAACATAAGTAGCTGCATCATAAACTATTGCATTATCTGCGTGAGATGCTGCAGCCGTACCTTCGGCTCCTCTACCGCATCCAGTAAAAGTTGTTCCTGTTAAACCTGTATAAGTTATTAATTCTGAGTCTATTAAAATAGTTCCAGTAACAGTAAATCCTGTAGTTGAATCTACTGTAATTGTTCCAATAGAATTATTGATTGCTCCATTCAATTGATTTTGAGTAACTGTTGAACTAAATCCACCCCAGTTAAATGTACCATAACCATATCCATAAGTTTGACCAAATGGACCAAAATCAAAGTAAGGTGTGCAAGAAGCAGAACCTGAAGTACTAGCTGTTCCGGTTGATGCAGTTGGTAAAGTAACTGTGAAAGTGCTTGATGAAGGTGTTGTTATAACCTCAAATAAATTTGTAAAGTTTCCTGCGGTTGTTCCTGTAGGAGGTGTTACTGCAGTGAATTTAACAATTCTTCCAACAGTTAAACCATGTCCTGCTTTGTTAACAGTTAACGATGTAGATCCGTTTAAAGTATTAAATGTACAACTTGTAAGAATAGCATCAACAGGTGTAATATCATAAAAAGCACCTTCAAAATAAATAACTAATACTTTGTTAGTGCCAATTGCTGAATAACGATTACCTTTAAGATCTGCCCATATCCATTGATTTCGTGCAGCACCTACTAGTGTACTTGATAATAACTGTTCCCAACCACCTATTTTTTGAGGACTTCCATAACGAAAACGTACGTTATCACCATCTATCCAGCGACCTTCTGCTTGGGATGCGGTATCTTGTTTATCAAACCCTGGAGCTACGGGTATTTTTTTTAAAGGCATAGATCATTATACCTTATATTTGACCAAGTTGAAATACGGAGTTATTTAGGTATATATAAATGTTTAAACTCTGAAACACTACAAACATACTCAGCTTGTTCTAATGTCTCTACTATCGGAAATCCTGCTAAATTAAAAGAAGTATTTAATAATACAGGGACATTAGTTTTTTTATAAAACCCTAATATTAAACTATAATAATTTAAATTTTGTTCTTTTGTAACTGTTTGAATTCTACAAGTATTATCTACATGAACTATACTGGGTATTTTATCAATCGCTTGTTGTTTAGCATCCACTGCAAAACTCATGTGGGGAGATTCTTTTAGTGTAGCTATATCAAACCAGTCATTAACAAATTCAAGTAAAATAGTTCCTGCTAGTGGTCTCCACCATTCTCTTTTTTTAAAACTATTAACAATATTTTTTGCGTCTGTATTTCTAGGATCAAATAAAATAGAACGATTACCTAAAGCTCTAGGACCCCATTCACTATGGTTTTGAAAAATAACCAAAGGTTTTTGATCTAACAAAACATTAACCGCTTCTTCAATACTATTTATACGAATCATAATAAACACAAGCTCCTAAAGCTGTTCCTCCATCAGAAGGATCAGGATCTACAAAAAAATTAAATTCAGGATACTTTTTAACGTATTTAAAGTTATTACTACAGTTTAAAAAATATCCTCCAGATAAAACAAAATTTTTAATTTTTTTATAGTTATAAGCTTTTTCAATTAACACACAAGTTTCTTTAAAAGATTTTTCTTGAATTTTTTTAGCTACGTCTACATTGTTATAATCTAAATTGTAGGGTTGTTTACTTGATTCATAAGATGCTAGGCCCATTAATTTACCTGGTTCATTTTTTAAATTTATTTTACTACAAGCTCTTATAAAATCTAATCCTCCAATACATAAGGAAGAACAATAAAATTCAATTCCTTTTTTATAAATATTAGTTATTAAATTTGAATATTCGTTTTTAAAATTTTTAGGTAATAAAATAGATTTATAGTTTGATAAGTGTTGAAAAATTGTATAAATATTTTTTTTATTAATATAAAATATAGATTGTATTTCTCTATAATTTTTTCCTAATGGACATGCTCCTCCACCGTCTATAACAATAGACATGGCCTCTTCAAATTTTGAAAAGAAAAAAGACGAGCAGGCATGATATATATGATGATTTTTTTTATTAAAATAATGAACTGGGTTATCTAATTGTTTTTGAATTTGTTGAATGATTTGTTTATCTTTTATTTCATTATCTAATAGTCTTTGAAAACTTGAATAAACGACAATGTCTGGTTTAAAATTTATTTTTTTAAATATACAATTGTAAAAATTTTCTTTTTTTTGTACAATAAAATTTTTTTCTTGTACAAACCTTTCCTCAAAATATATTTCTTTTATAATTTTATTTTCGTAAAGACATATTGAAAAATCGTGGGAAATATTTATTCCTAGAATTTTCATTCACTTTTTATTTCCGTGTTTTCTTTTGTCTGTAAATTTCTTGTTTTTTCATTAAACTTTATTTGCCAGTCCATAACTATTTTAACAAGATTATTTCCAAAATGTTTTAAGTTCTCATCCGATAAATGTAATTTACCTTTTCTAAAAAAAGTTATTCTTTCTTTCCAAGAAAATTCTATATCGCAAGAACCATTTTCATATTGTTTAAATTTCATAAAATATGTTAAACTTTTTGTGTTTTAAAAGCAAGGGTTATTCTCGGGGTTCCGTGTTCGATTGGGTCTAGTCCTCTATGCTTCCACTGAGCAGGAAATATAATTAATCTATTTTGTATAAAATCAATTGATTCAATATTATTAACATCATTATTTATTTGTATTTGAAATTGACCCGAACCTTTTTGCAATTTTTTTGAAGTCATTAACACAAATGTAGTGTCTCCATCATCTTCATGAAAATCTCCTGGCATATTTGAATAATGAATATTTATATAAACTCTTAAAAAACCTAATTTATGATTTACTTGTTTTTGAATTTTTAAACATAAAAATTTTATTAATGAATCGTATGGATTTAAATCAGCTTGATAAAAAGGAGAGCCTTTATCTAAGCCATTAGAAGACCAACCAAAAGTATGGGGTATTTCTAAAAAATACTGTTCTAAATATTTGGATAAATCAAGATCTAAAAAATTATCTATTACTTTAATCATTTTTCATTCCATATCTAATATATTGAGAACACTTATAACATTTTCCACAAAACTTTTCTTCACCTTCACAAGATCTTATAAGTTTTTTTAATTCGGGTTCTAAATAATCAAAGGCTTCTTTTTTATGATTAAAAGAATCAATGCCTTCTTTTTTAAAATTTTTAGAAGGAAAATTTATCTTTAAATCTTTTAAAAAATTAAAATCTAAACAAGAACCTAATAAGGCGTATTTCTCAAGCGTTCCATCATAAAACCAACTTAATGGCTCAAGCGCATACTCAATACGATGATAATCGTTATATGAAAATTGACCAATCCATATATCTTTAATACCATTTAATTTTGCATAAACACTTGCAAAAAAAATATTCCATTGTTCATCAAAACCAAAACCATTGTACGTTTGTTGCACTCTAGTTATTTTATTTAAATTTAATTTTACATTTCCATAATTAAAATCTCTGTAATTTTTTTTAAAATAATTTAATATTTCATTTACCGCTTTTGTTTGTTCTAGTGTTTTTTTCTGAGCTACTTCATCATATCCAAGTTCAGTGTATAAAACATAAACTAATTCATCCGTTTCTTTTAAAAAATGTTTTAACAAAACGGTACTTTCCACACCACCAGAGAAAAGAAGAAGAATCATATGTTTATTTTTTTATTCTTATTGTTTATTATATAAGTAGGGGCTGTATCAAATTTTTTTTGTTCATTAAAATTAAAAGCAATCGTTATTCGTTCGGTCGTATAGTTAAATTTCGGAACTGAATGCATTAATTCAGGAGTAAAAAGTACAAATCTTCCTTTTTTTTCACTAACTGTTAAATCATGTTGATGAAAATAAGTCCCTGGACCAGGTCCATTCGTGCAATATAAAATACCACAAAAGGCAGAAACTCCCTTATGGTTATGTTCTACTGCATAGTGATTTTCTTTTGAATATATATTTCCCCAAACGTCACTAACAATAAAATTGTCTTGATATATTTTATAAATAAATGGCTGTATTATTTTTAAAAATTTATGAAAATTAGGGTCTTGTGTTAAAGAATTAAATTCAGAATGTTCTGCTTTAACATTAGTTTTACCAGAAATTTTAGATTCTTTTATTTTTTTTTTAACATTTAAAATTAATGTATCAATTAATTTATCGTCATTAATTTCATTAATTAAAATAAAAGTATTTAATTCTATAGGTTTATTAAAAATTAATTCTTTTTTCGTCGTTAGTAAACTATCTGTTTTGTGTTCCATATAACATTCTTTTATCTTTTACCCATTCTTTATTAGGTCCGTTTTTATCCACATAATGTAAAAATGTTTGAGCATGCCAATCCCCATTAAATTTTTCTCTCCAATGTTCTATTTCACATCCTAAATATATTGCAGCGTCCCCTGGTTCCATATTTATTTCAGTCCCATCCATGTAGATTGGCCATGGTGTTCCATCAGATCCTATCATTACAGTAACACTTACTTCACAAGCAGGTCTATCTTTATGTTTTTTCAAATCAGCATTAATCGTATACATTCTCCAAAACGCATAAGTAGGAAGTAATTCTAAACCAGTTTCTTTTTGAATTAATTTTAATTTGTTTACCATTAAAGATTCCATTAAAGGATCTCCGTAAAAATAAGTATCTCCATTATCATTTTGTTGAAAATCAAATGAATCAAAATTAATTCTGTGTTTTATTCTGCAATAATCTGTTAATAATTTAATTTCTTCTTTAGTTAAAAAATTTTTAATTAATTTGTATTTAATATCTTTTATAGTGCCCATGCTACTACTGAATACCTTTTTCCTTTCGTTATTGGTTTAACTGTATGAGGGTATAAAAAATTACTTGGCCAAATTATCATTCTATTTGGTTTAACCTCTACTTCCCGCTCATCAGATCCATCTGGATTTCTAAAACATAAATTTCCACCTTCATAATCATTATTTAATAATAAAATACAACTCATTGTTCTTGGAACAGTTGCAAAATGGTCAACATGCCAAGTATAAAAACCTGTATTTTCATATTTTAAAATTTCAATATCAAAAATGTTTCTATACTCATAGTCTAAAATATTTGCATCGAATTTATATTGTTTTAAATTTTTATTGAAATAGCTGTGTAACAAATTAAACCAATGAACATTTGAAATTGAATTATTTAAATTTGATAATGGCAATGCATAAGTTCTTCTTACATTAAAATTTATTTTAGATTCACTACCACCCCCAACTTTAGTTTCTTCAAAATTTGAAACATTTGCAAAACGTATTAAATTAGATACAATATTCCAAGGTAAAACTTCATCATAAATTTTTATAAAATTTTTTATTTCCATGTTTTTTTATTCCAATATTTATTTTTATATATATTTAATAAATTTAATCCATAAAAAATTCTAGAATTTTGTATTTCTTTTTGTTTTCTTAATTTAAATTTCATTTTCCAGTTATCTCTTTTAAACGGTATTATTTGAACGTAGGGAGTCCCTTTTTTTAGTATTGTTTCTAAAACAGGATATTTATCTCCATTTATAATTATAGGAAAATTTATTTCATTTGGAAAAACATCTGTATCAACTATAGCGGGTATTATAGAAAATCTATCATCCGAATTATTTGAAGGTGGAACAAATAAACATGAATACCCTTTTGGTGTGGTTATCTTCCAAGGATTAAGTATTTTATAAAAAGGTAAATTTTTATTTTTTTCAATAAAAGGGGCTCCTTCAACTTGTTTTACAGGATGATTATCAAATCCTGAATTTAAATTTATATTTTTTGCATATAATATTTGTTGTTGATCATAAAGTCCAAAAGTCTGAAAAGAGTCTTTAAATTTTTCTTTTTTTTCATTTTCATTATCTACATTGTGTCTTATGTAAAAATCTTGAGGCATTTTTAAAATGTAACCAGCTGTCAATGAATCTAAAAAAGGCATACAGCCCTTAACTGTTTTATCTAACACAGTGTGCTCTAAATTTTTATACCATTCTGGAATATTTAATTTTGATGGTATTGGATAATCTTCTTTTAGTGCAAAATAATCTTCGTGAGCACTAAATTCTATCTCTTTATCAAACATGATACTCTAAGTATCATTTTTTAAGGTAATTGTAAAATATTATATGAAGGCTGACCTAAATCATTTAAATACTGTGTCAATGAAACAGTTAATGGATAATTTATATTGTCTAAATTTAAATTATTTAATTGATTATAATAGTTATCCCAACGACTAAACAATGGATGATTAGGATTGTTAGTAGTAAATTTTTTAATTTGAATTTTATAACTATTTACTTCTTCTTGTAAATTATTTTTTGAAAATAAATTTAATACAGTATCAAAAGTTATTACATCATTATTATATTTTAATGGATGTTTTACATTTAATTTTACGTTATTAAAATTTTCTTGAGAATCTTGAATAATTTTATAATCAGATTGAGTAATATTAATATTATTTAAATCAGATTGATTTTCAGCTATTTTGTAAATAGTTCCTTCTATATTATCTGAATTTTTTAAAAAAATAAAATAAGACATATTAAGTACCTGTATTTTCAAACACTACGATGACACCACCTGTTCCACCACTGCCAGCATTACCCACTGGGCTTTCTCCCCCAGTCTGGCCTCCTGCACCGCCACCAGCTCCAAAATTAGACCCCACAATAAAAGTTCTAACAGGATAAGTGAAAGATGCAGCAGGTTGATTTCCGTTATTACCCGAACCAACCATTCCACCGTTTCCTGCATTAACTGTTCCAACGTTAGCTATATTTGTATTTCCTCCAGCTCCCGGCGCTCCGCCACCCCCACCAACAGCAAAGGGTTGTGAAAAAGGTTGTGCTATAGGTTTATTATAAAATCCAAATCCCCCACTGCCCCCACCACCAGCCGAAGGAATGTTACCCGGCGCTCCGCCACCCCCACCAGCATACAAGTAGACACCTATTCTACTTGCAGTTGGTGCTGCAGTATATGTTCCTGATGTTGGTCCTACAGCATATAAAGTAGGTATTCCCATTCCAGCTGATACGGCAGCAGCTCCAGAAGATGCAGCAGTAATACGTCCATCAGCATCAACTGTAAGTGAAGTTGTTGTATAAGATCCTGCAACAACACCTGTAGATATTAATTGATTTGATCCTACAGAGTTAGCTGCTAGTTTTGATTGTGTAATTGTAGATTGTGTAATTTTAACTGCTGTAACAGCATTAGTCGCAAGTCTTGAAGTTGTAACTGCAAATGAAGCAAGTCTAGCTTCTGTTACTGCAAACGATGCAAGTTTACCAGATGTAACTGCAAGATTTTCTAATTGAGCTGTAGCAATTGTTCCTGATAATGTATCTAGATCAACTGTGTTTATATTTGTTCCGTCTGCAAAAACTATTTTAATACTTTTATCTGTTGCTGAAAAAGTTGTTCCTGTTCCGCCTGCTTGTTTGAATTCTACTGTGAATGCGCCCACTGTTCCGTTTTGAACAATATAAGTTTTTTCAATACCTGTTGGAACCGTTACAATTTGATTTCCTGAAATTGTTCCTGTTAATTTTACAACAGCATTTCTTGCATTAGATAATGCAGCATTATCCATTGTAAGAGCTGTAGTTTGAGCTCCACCTGCTATGGATATAGATTGAAAACCAGCAATTGCTTGTTGTACTAAATTTAAATTTGTATTTGTTTTATCACCCCAAGTACCAGCATTTTCGCCGGTTACCATTAACTCTAGTTTGAGGTCTGTTGAAAAACTTGATGCCATTATTTGCTCCTATTTAATTAAATTAATACATTTATGCAGCTAAGTCAACTGGAGTCCAAGTATTATTGGCTCCTGTTTGTACTTCTGCCCATGCTGTGACATTAACAGAACCGGCAGTAATATTCAAGCGTATTCCAGTTAAATTTACAACAGCATTACCAGTAACAGTTACTGAATTTATAAGGGTATTTATCCTTGAACCTGTAACATCATATACAAAATCAATATTAACATCACCCGGTGTTAAATTAATCCTAGATCCTGTAACAGTTACATTAGCATCTGCAGAAGTAGTTTCATTACCTATTAAAACATTAATCCTTGAACCTGTTACATCTACTTCTTGTATTGTACCACCTACAGCTGTACCTGCCGTTACATTTATTCGAGATCCTGTAACATCTATATTTGCAGTAGCTGTTGTTGTTACTGAATTTAAAGAAATATTCATTCGATGTTCTGCAACATTTACTGATATATTTCCATCAGCTGCTATATCAACACTACCTACAATCAAATTTATTCTTGAACCAGTAATAGAAACATTCGCATCGGCAGTAACGCTTTCAATACCAATTGCTGTGTTAATCTGTGTGCCTGTAACCGCAGCTGCAACATCATTTTCTTCGCCCCAAGGAACAATACCCCAAGCATTGTTACCCCAACCAGCATCAGCTTGAATGTCTGTTGTAACTGCACCAGGTGTTAAATTAATTTGAGATCCTACAACATCTGCTGGTGTAAACACATCCGTAGTTACTCCAGTTATATTTAAATTTTGTTGTGAACCAGTAGTTGTAATATTTGCGTCAGCCGTTATTGTGGCTCCAGCAATACTTGTATTTAATTGTTGACCAGTTAAAGATATTGATACGTCTATAAACGTAGTTACAGAAGCAACTGATAAATTAATTTGTGATCCAGTAACTTCAGCTACATCACCTACAATTCCGTAAGTAAATTGTCCCCAAAGGTTAGAACCCCAACCATTTGCAAAAACAAAATCAACACTACCTATTGAAAATGATGCACTTAGTGAATCTCCACCCCAACTACTTGTGTTCCAAGTAGATTCGCCAAAAGTTAAGATGCCAGGTGACGATACAGATACTGTTATGTCCGCCACCTGAGCCTCCTAAAATTTATGCGTTACCAATTCTAATAATTGCTGCTGCTGTTGTAAATGCTGGGAACTGAACTGTGAAAGTTCCTGCAGTTGCTGTTTTAGTTCCACCAAAGTCTAATACACATACAGCTTTATTTGTAGCTGATGTGTTATAAATTAAAGCACCTCGTGCAGACAATGTTACACCAGTAAAAGAAACGTTACTAAAGTTTGTAATTGCAATAGCGCTAGATACTTTAACACCAGAATTAACAAGTGCTTTACCACCTGATGTATATCCTGAAGAGGATACTTGTCCTGAAGTTGTAAAAGATGTTGTTGATGCACCTAAAGTTGCAGCTGTTGTATACATTGCTAACTTAAATTTGTTTCCTGTCGACAATGTAAAATTATGCTGACCTTGTATAATTTGTCCTTTGAACGAATTACAAATTGCGTTTGTTGTTATAGCCATTTTTATCTCCTAATTTTTATGGTTCAATACTTCTTGGTGATGGTGAGTTAATTTTAATTCTTGGTACACCATCATCATACTCACCTCTACGTCTTCTACCCATTTGTATAAGAGCAAAGGTTTGTAATTCTTCATCATACTTTGTTTTATAGAGATTGTACATATCCATAGGTCCTTTTAAATAAGAAAAGGCTTCTGTTAAAACTCCGTAAAGCAACATATTTTCATAATAAGTAGAAACAAAAGTATTATTAGTAGCGCTGAAATGCGGAGCATCTGCAATGTATTCTAATTGCACTGGATAAGCTTGGTTTGGTGTTGGTGCTACTATTACAGTAAAATCATCAAACTGTGCGTAGTATTTTGGCACACCTGTGGCATTTGTTGAATTAAATTCTCTAACAAAAGTTTGATCTCTTTTTTGTAAATATGCAACAGTGCCAGAAGCAAGTGTTCCAGAAGTAGCTACAAAAAAAGCTCTTGGCACAATTAAATCGGCGGGTATGGAAATGTATTTATTATTAACTGTAAATACTGAGTCAACATATTTTCTTAAATCATCGTAATCTACTTTTGCTGCAATATCTAATTCAACATTTCTAATAAATTGGTCTAATATAGTAGCAGTTAAGACTTGATCATCTACTTCAGTATCC